TCCCGCGCCGCGCTTGGCCAGTGATCGCTTGTTTGCCATGGTACGCCCTCTTGCCTTGCCGTGACGTTCTTAGACTGCAGCGCCGGTAACGCTGCTGCGCCAGACCTTGCCGTCCCACTTGATGTTGACGCTCAGGGTGGTGTCGAAAATCTCCATGCCCTTGAACAAGCCGGCCGTCGGGCGGGCCGCGGTGGTCGAAACGCCGTGGCCGGCGGTACGCATCCAGCCGTTGCTTTCGAGAACCGCAGCGTCGAAGTCCGGCACGGTCACGACGCCGCCGGCAGGGCAGTTGTAGGAGCGCCCGTTGACGGTCAGGGGGTTCGGCGCATTGGCGGAAGTCATCTGGATGTTGGCCATGGCTGGCGTTCCTTTTGCTGTGCGCCTGGGCGCGGTTGTCAGAAGTCTTTGGGCAAGATCAGCCGGTGACCTGCCTTGCCCGTTTTGCGGAGGTCTTGGCCGAGCCGGATCGCCGCGTCGTTGTCGAGGCCGATGATCTGTTCGCTCTCGCTGCCGCGGTCGAATGCCAGCAACACGCCGTCGAAGTTGTCGGTCCTGATGGTCTCGTACCGCTTGGGCAGGAAGACCGAAGTCGCGCCGGCATCGGTCACGTTCATCTTGGCGATGGCGGTCATCTTGGCCGCGCGGGCCGCACCGACCAGCGCTTCGACCTGCACGGTCGGGAGGATGACGCGAAGCTCGCGCCCGTCGTCGGTGACGGCGCGCACGACGCAATCAAGGCCATCCTCGGTCGCGGCGTAGCCGGTGATCCGCTCAATGCGGTGCTCCGCAAACTCGGCTACCGGCGGCCTGTCTTCCGTGCGGCGGTCATGCAGGACGGTCACGTTGCTGCTGTGGTCGGTCATGTTTGGCTTTCCTGTTTTGTCGTCGGTTTATCCGACTTGGACAAATCCTGCGGCGCGCAAGGCCGGAACGTCGCCGGCCTTGACGATGAAAATCCCTTCCGCGTTCACGTTGTACTGGTCCCCCTCGATGCCGTAGGCGGTGCCGACGCCGTTTGGCCCCTGCAGCTTCACGCCGCCATTCGTCTCTGAGGGAAGCTCAGCCGGCGGGCGACCGCCGATCTGCTGAACCATGACCTTCGCCGCTTCGGCGCGGTAAAACTCGATGATGCCGGTGAGGCTCTTGCGCGCGTCTTCCAATGCGTACCTGATGGCGTCGATGGTGTGGTTCTTCTTGTCGAGAAGAACGGGGATGACCTTCTGCGTGAGCGCATCGACCTTGTAGGCGTAGTACATCAGTTCATTGATGACGTGCTTGCAGTCAGGATGCACTACGATGTCGATGGACTTCAGGAACGCGACGCCTTCATCGACCGAGCCCGGTCCCTTGACCGAAGGCGTGATCGTGAAGCCGTGCCGGTTCATGTAGCTGATGGTCTCAGGCCGCGCGCTATCGCCGCGCATCTGCCAGATACGAACGTTCGGGATGCGAGCGTCGTTCAGCCCCTCGAACAGCTTGGGCGTTTCGTCAATCTCGCAGCCGACCTGATAGACCTCACGGTCGATATAGAGCAGCCGTTCATTGAGCAGCCAGCAACGGACGCCGACCGTGGGATCGACGGCGAAGCCCCAATCCGCTCCGAACAGCGGACGCGCGTCCTCCGGGATGTCCAGCACGCCTTCGCGCCAGTTGCGGAAGACGGTGGCCTCCGAGATCGAATTGTATTCGCCGAGCCAGACATGCTTGAACTTGTCCGGGTCGCGCGCCCTGTCCCATTCAAGGTCTTTCGCCAGAACGTCGGGAAACCACGGGTTGTCCACGTAGTTGACCCGGCGGACGATGGCGTCCGGCGGCTCATGCTTGCCCCGCAACAGCACATCGACCGGGTCGGTCGCGTTGCGCGGGTTCCAGCTAAACCAGATCTCCGATCCTTCTTTGCGGATCGTCGGGCGAAGTAGGTCCAGACTGCGCTGCGACAGCGACTGCGCTTCTTCGACCCATGCGCCGTCATAGCCTTCGAGCGACTTCACGCTCTCGGCGGTGTGGTTCTGCATCCCCTGGAAGGTGATGATGCCGCCGCCGGGCGTCTCGATATGCGTGTGCAGAACGCGGAATTGGGACTGCACGCCCATCTTCTTGATCTTGTCCTCAAGCAGCAGCTTGACGGACTGATCGAGTGACTTCTGGACCTCGCGGATACAAACCCAGCGGGTGCCGGGGTTGAGCAGGCAGCGCTCGACCAGAAGCTCAGCGAAGAAGTGCGACTTTCCCGAGCCGCGGCCTCCCCACGCGCCCTTGTATCGGGACGGCTGCAGGAAGTCCTCATACGCGACCGGCGTTTCCAGCCGCAGTGTATAGACGTCGGGCTCGCGCTTAATCTTCCGACGAGCGGTCGCCTTTGCCCTTTGCGGGCGAATTGGTCGCGCCGGGGCGGACGATAACCCTCTCGATTTTGCGGACCTCGATTGGCTTGCCATCTTTACCCGTTATCTCGATCCCCTGCGCCGGCTCTTTCCAGCCCATGCGCGTCTTGGCCCAGAAGATCGCGGCAGTTGCCTGCCCCGGCCCGGTCTTCGTTGCGAGGTTGAACAGCGCGCCGCCGACTGCAGCGTTCGCCTTGATCATCCCCAGCTTGATTTCTTCCGCGTAGTGCTTGCGCAGCGTCTTGCCGGTCAGGCCGACGCAAAGCGCGATGTCGTCTTGCGGTGTGCCGATAGCCGTCATGGCTTTGACCAATTCGCGATGGGCCTCGGTCGGCACGTACTTCTTCGCCACTTGTCAGGCCCTCGAAAATAAAATACAAATAATTTGAATTTGCTGTTGACTGGGTTAGATGGGGGTATATTCTACCCTCACTGAAACGGAGCAAGCAAATGACCGCGATGACGAGCCGAACCTTTGGCGTTGAACTGGAAATCCTGATCCCGGCGGGCAAGACCCGCGCAGGGATCGCCCAGGAGGTTCGCCGCGCAACCGGGATCAACATGCGGGAGGAACGTTACGGTCACACGGTACCGACCGCTTGGAAGATCACGACCGACGCAAGCGTCGGCTATGACAACGGCGAAGTGGTTTCGCCGATCTTGACCGGCGACGACGGTATCGAGCAGGCCCGCAAGGTTGCCGACGCACTCAAGGCGGCGGGCTGCACGGTCAACGCGGCTTGCGGCTTTCACGTCCACGTCTTCGCGGGTGACCTGAGCGTCGATCAACTCCGCAAGTTGGCCGTCAACTTCGTACATAGCGAGACGGCGATGGACGCCATCATGCCCCTGAGCCGCCGCGCCGATACAAACCAGTACGTCCAGAGCAACCGGTCAGGCTTTGGCGGCGTGACCGAGAACGAAAAGATCAACAATGCCATCAAGGCATTTGAACTGGCGAACACGAAGTCCCTGCTGATCAAGCGCGTGTCGAGCAACGGAAACTCCGGCGACGGCAGCCGCTTTCGCAAGCTGAACTTCCACGCCCTGAACCGTCAGCCGACCGTTGAATTCCGCCAGCATGCCGGCACGGTCGAGAGCGAAAAGGTCGTGAATTGGGTCCGCCTCTGCGTTGCCATGGTGGAGCGCAGCATGGTCTCCCGGCCCCGCCCCCGCACCGCCGTCACCAAGTCCCACGTTGACAGCGCCGAACTCGGCCAGCTTCTGACATGGCTCCGGTTGGACCCGGCGACTTGCAAGTTCTTCCGTCTCCGCCGGAAAGAATTTTCGCAGCGCGGTGTCGAGCGCCGCATAGCCGCCGAGCGCGCAGCCGCCGAGCGCGCCGAGGCCGAGCGCCTTGTTCTCTGGAACGCCGATGCCCCGAACCGGGCGATCCGTGAGGCTGAGGCCGCCGCGGAGCGCGCCCGCGTCGAGGAAGAACGCAACACCGCCGCCGCCCAAGCAGTCGCCGAGGCTGAGCGTATCCGCGCCGAGCGCGTTGCCCAGCGCGCCGCTGATCAGGCCCGCCAGTTTGCCGAGCGCCGCGCCGCTGCCGAGGCCGCCTTGGCCGCAGCGCGAGCCCGCGTATAAGAATACAAAATATTTGAATTAGGTGTTGACGCCTAGTTCGATGGGGTAGATTATACCCCCATAGACCGGACAAGGCCGAACCGGACAAGCCGGCCAATCAGGAGACCGACCATGAAGATGATCATTGTGAACCAAGTCACGGGACGCCACGACGTTGATACCGGCGCGGAGAGCGTCACCCCGACCATGATCAACGCGGAGACCATCCGCAATTTCTACCCCCGCAAGGACCCGAACGCGGTCGGCACCCGCGTCACCTTCGATGACGGCGGCGGCTGGGCCGTCACCGACACGTTTGACGAGATCAAGGCCAAGCTGGCCGAGATCGGGATCGACTTCGTTGCCCTGAACATGGTGGTCGAGGTTGAAGCCATCATTGACGAGGAAACCGGCGAGCACCTGAACGCCGCCGACGAAGGCGCGAGCCCCGTCATGGTCCAGCCCCGCCACATCCGCTGCTTCTATCCGCGGAAGGATAACAAGGTCGGTACCCGCCTGACCTTCGCGAAGGGCAGCGGCATCGCTGTGAAGAACTTGTTCGAGGACGTCACCGCACTGGTGGCCTGACCCGAGCCGGGGCGTGCTACCCTGCACGCCCCGCCCCCTCTCCCGAGCGAGCGAGACCGATGACCAAATATTATTTCGCCTACGGATCGAACACGAACAAAGCGCAGATGAAGTCCCGATGCCCGAAGGCGGTTGCCATGGGCGGGCTGGAGCTTCCCCAGGCGCAGCTAGTATTCAACGGCGTGGCCGACGTTGTCTTTCACAAGACCAAGACCGCGGTCGGCGGGCTCTGGAAGATCACCGACGAATGCGAGGGATCGCTGGATCGGTGCGAAGGCATCGTGAACTCCGAAGGCAAGCCCTTCAAGAGCGGCGGAGCATATCGCAAGGAATACATCAAGGTCATCGTAACCGTGGACGGTCGCGAGGAAGTCGCCGACGCCCTGATCTACGTGATGAACCGTAGCTGGCGGCGCATGCCGACCGTTGCCTACCTGAACACGATCAAACAGGGCTTCGTGGACTTCGGCCTTGACCAGACCTTCATCAATCGGGCGCTGCTCGACACCCGCAAGGAAGCCGCCGAGCAACAGATCAAGGAAGATGCCGAACGCAAGGCCCGCTGGGCACGCGAGGATTACGAGCGCCAGAACAGCCGGGGCTTCCACACCCTCGCATCGTGGGAGGAAGCGAAGCGCCAAGAGCGCCGGCAGCAATCCCCGCACCATGGCGTCACCGACCTTTTCGATGATGACGTCAATGACCTGTACCGCGACTTCGACCAGCGCGAGAGCTACCCGGAACACCCCGACCGTTTCGACGCGGACGACCTGCGGGACATCCGCGAGGTGCCGCCGCGCCAGACCAAGACAGTGCAGAAAGCTCATGACAAGTCGACGAAGGGGTCTAATATACCCTCCGGCAAATCAGCCAAATCACCCCACCTATTTGCCCCGACGCCCGTCTGGGCTCGCAAGAAAGCCTGAGATGACCCGCACGGTCCGAGAGAAGCGCCGGCTGCAATTCCGCAAGATGCTGGAAGACCGCGGCTTGACCCGCGAGCAAGCTGCCGAGCTATTGCACGTCAGCCTCGATACGATGAAGTCATGGCTCAAGCCGGAAACCACGGCCAGTTCGAACCCCGTCCCGCAATGGGCGGTTGAGTTGCTTGGCTACAAGGTGCCGGTGCCGGGCGAAGATGTAATCCGAAACACCAAGCCCGCGACCAAGCCGAAAGCCAAAAAGCGGGCCGCCTAAGCGCCGGCCTCGATCCGCTTTGGCCTGACCATCAGCCAGACATCTTCCTTATCCCGCAGCTTCCGAGTTGCGATGAAGCCCTGCTTACCGAACCATCGGTGCAGGGCCGGCTTGCACACGACCTCGATATCCCGGTCGCCGGCCGCGTCCATCACGTCCTTTAGAATGCGCGTGCCGTTGCCGACCTTGCGCTTGCCCGGCAGCACAAAGATCGTGCCGATCAGCAGAGTCCGACCGTCCTGCTTTGTCCCTACAAAGCCCGTCGAGTGGCGATCCATGAACCACTGATGCGCCATAGCCCGCGACAGGATCAGCCCGTCCAGATGCGCCTCAGCAGCGTGAATGGCCACGTCCTCGAAAGTGCAACGCCGCAGTGTCATCGGGGCTCCGACAAATAAGGCGCGCGGCGTGGAAGCCGCCGTCCGCGGCGCTCGCGGATAATTACAAATTATTTGTATTTTCTCTTGACACTAATCGCAGTGGGTATCCTATACCCTCACCGAACAGGAGAACTGAAATGCACCGCGTATTCGTTTATGGCACGCTCAAGCGGGGTCACGGCAACTGGCATCACTTCCTCAAGGACGACGCCGCCTTCGTCGGCCATGCCATCACCGTGAAGGAGTTCAGCATGATTGCCGGCGGCTTCCCCGTGGTGCTCGACTGCGATGGCAATCGCGGCCAGATCAAGGGCGAGGTTTACGACGTCGATGACGAAACGCTCAGGCGGTTGGACGGCCTTGAAGGGTTCCGTGGCGAAGGCGACCCGACCAATATGTACGACCGCAAGCTGACCGAGGTTCAGATTTGGGACGGCAAAGCGCTGATCAATGCCACGGTCGGCATCTATATCGGAGCGGGCCGCTGGGATACTCGCTCCCCGCGTGGTTTCTGGCAGGTCAGGAACAACAGCGGCCATCTCGAATGGCCCAAGGCGACGTCCTAATGAGGCAGCCGTTCTGCCTTTTTGCCGATCGCTGAGGTGGTAAGGTGAAGTTGCAACCGCAGAGAGAAGGAGGACGCGATGAATTTCGCTCCCGTTCTGGCGGCACCACTGCTGTTAATTCTGACTGGCACGAGTTTCACTAGTTCACCAGCGCAGGCGCAGGTCCGACCGGACTTCATCGCTAGACCACCCAGTCATTGTTGGACGGTTTTTCCGCTGAAAAATTTCGAAGGCAGCCTCTGGTACGAAGTGCCATCGTGCCCGTCCGGGTGGGACCCCCGCTGCGCTAGGCAATCTGGTAGGTGCGTCACCCAGCTTGGTGAGACAGCAAACGTGTGCAGGGAATGGCGATGTGCCCGGACGGGTCTGGGCATCATCCGAGATGTTAGACGCGACGAGAGCAGGTGTGAGGCTCCCTGGTGCCGCCCGTTTCCGTGTGAGCCTTTCAAGCAGTGCCCTCCTGTCCCTCGTTAAAAGCGGCAGCTCTAGCCGGCTCTCTGGTTCTGGAGACCACGCGCCTACGATTTCATCGGCTGCTAGAGCCGCAAAGGAAGAATGATAGACGAAGTCATCCAACTCGAAAAACAACTCCGTGCCGCGCTCGTCGCCGGCACGGTACCGGACCGCGTCCTGCCATGGGCTCATGACGTGCTGTGCAACTCGCAACCGCCCGGCACAAGGCTTGATCGGTTGCGCACCATCGCCCAGGCGATCACGCAGGGTGCGCCATCATGAGCGCACTCACACGCGCCGCGGCGCAGATCGTCCATACTGGACAATTTCGAGATTGCCTCGCGAGTCAATCTATGATCGATCGCGGCATGCGCTTTCTCAAAGCAGTTGTTCTTCTGATCTTTCCGAGGAACGCAGAGACTGCCACTTCCATCATACGCGAAGTTTTGTTCTGGCTCGGGATCGCGGCAGCCTTCGTGCTGGCGGTCTGGATGTATGCCAGCATGTTCCTTGGCCGGGAGGATGAGCCGGGCGTGGGCATGTATGATAAGCCGCCGGTCGTCACCGTAGACAACGGGTCCGTTCGCGTCGCCTAGCTCGCATCGCCCTTCTTTTGCATCTTCGCAATTAGCTCGCCGAGCGCCTTGAGGTTGTCCAGCGTCATGACGACCTCAGCCGCCGTGCTGACGCTCTTGGGCAGGCCCTGCGCAGGCGGGACGTGCTCGTCAACGAACACGATCCTAGCGACGTCACTCAATTGCAGCGTGAACTTGTTGGCGTAGACGGCGGGCATGATGCTCTCCACTTGCGGCCGGTTCGGCCTCTCGCGGACGGCATACCGGATGTTCTAGCTGCAGGCAAACCGGCCGGCGGCAAGCTCTGCGCCGAACTGGAAATTCCGACAGGTCAGATAGTCCCGCCCACGCCCGGCAAACTGGCGCTCAGCGGTCCTTGCGTCGAACGGTACCTTGACCGCCCCTCGCATGATGAACGTATCCCCGCCCGCCATAAGGTCTGCAGCGACGTCTTGCATCGAGCCGGTCACGCGGCAGGCCATGTGAAAGTTGTTCGCCCATTTGTAGGGCTGAGCAACGCCGCACACGTACAGCAGATCACCGACGTTGTGGTTGATCAGGTCCACCTCGGTATTGACCAGGGCTCGCGTGCCGATCTTTTTCTCGTATGACCCGATCAGGCAGCGGGCGCAGTGGACGCTGGGATCAAAGCCCCTGACGTTCTTCGCCCAAAAGTATCGCCACCCTTGGAAGGCCGGACGGTCGGACAGGATGAAGAACTTGAGATTGGCCGGCACTGCAGCGCCCTCGCGGTTAAGCCAAACTGCGGAAGGCGGCCTTCACGTCGTCATGACGGCCAATGCGCTTTTCCTCGCCGAATGGCAGGTTAAACTCAAAATCAATGGCAGGGTATAAACTACCCTCCGACGAGTGCAAGGATTTCCGCGCCTGCACTTGCCAAGACGTGCCTGCGTTGGTCCGCTTCTCGATGACAAGGCCGTGATCCGCGCACAAGCGCTTGATGCCTTCGACGTCATGGAATTTCTGATAGAACCACACGCCGTTCCGATACAGCGCCGTGAAGCCGTGCTCATCCAAGAACTCGACGCCGCGGCGGCTGCTGGTGTTGACCGTCTTGGTATGGTTCAGCCGGCTGACAACGCTTTCCATCGTGCGCCCGCTGAAGAACACCGTGCCGCCGACTTTGCAAAGCGAGTTGATCATGGTCATCACGGCGGCCTCTGCTTCGAGGCTGTCAACCGAGTTCATGACGCTGTCGCAGATCACGGCGTCGTAGCGCCCACGCTCACGCAGGTCGCTGCAGAGCTTGTCGATCATGAGATGGACCGCGGTGCCGTCGAGCACAGCGCTCGCGCCCTTGCGGCGGAACAGTTCAACGTCGGCAAAGTCGAAACCGCGGCGACGCATGGCCTGCGCGTAGTCGCCATGGCCTGAGCCGAAGTCGATAAATCGGAGGTTCTTGTTCGCCAGGGCAAACGGCATGACCAGCGTTTCGTACAGCGTGGACTTCTGATCCCGCTTGGCGTCGCTGCCCTCGCCGGCCCGGAGCCGGTTCATCTGGGCGAGCGTCTGGATGTACGTCTTGCGTTCGAGATTGTCGTAGCTGAACACGCCATATTGACGGCTGAGCAGCTTCCGCGCGAGTTCGACCTTGTCGTCGGCCAGTACATGCACCGTCAGGGGCACGTTCTTGGCGCGGGCGGCCAGCGCGTACTGCGCTGCATGGATGATCTCGCCCTGCATGGTCGCGACAACGCCGCCCCATGGGCCGAACCGGCCGATCAGTTGGCAGATGTCCTCGCGGACGATGCTCATGCCGCTGCGCCAGTTGGCG